CCGTATTTGCGCTCAAACGCTTTTCTGCCTAATCCATGAAAACCATTATTTCCTCGATGGTGATGCACACAAAGCGGCAGCACTTCAAAATGACTGCTGCGCTTACCAATTCCTAAGCCTATATCTCTGATATGGTGCAATTCCACTTCATAAGTTTCATAGCCCAATCGTCTGCATAAGCAACAGCCAAGATTGGCTACTGCATTTAAATGCTCTTTTTCCGCAACTGTTTTACTCATAAGATGCTGATGAGCTTGTCTAGGTAATGTTGCGCTTTTAACAAATCTTCAACGCCACCCTTTTCGTTGCAGCGAGCCATGTATTTGATGACGTTGCCTCGCAAGTAGCCTACAAATTCTTCATGTGACATCCAGTCAGCCATTGCATCCCAGGGCTGTATATCTTTTGTAACGTAGTGTTTACCGCCGATTTGACGCTTGTTTACAGTCTTTCTCATAGTTGCTCCTTTAAAATTGCTGCAATGTTGGGGGCTTTCCAGCCTTCTGGCTTGAGGACTTTGCCATCTTCACGCTTTCTAACTTTTCCTGTTGCAGAATCAATCTTTGAAAAATTAGAACGCCTTACTTCATCCCATAGTTGCTGCATTGGCAGACCCAAAGACAATCCAGCACCGATTGTTACAACAAGAATATCAATGATTGCATCTGCTTGCTCAATAATGTCATCTTTCGTATCTGCATCAATCAATTCACCCATTTCTTCAGCCATCAAACTTCTATATAACAAGTATTGAGAATGATTCTCGCTATCAACTGACTGCCCGCAAGCCTTCATAAATGTGCGTTGGTCATTAAAAACTGTCATTTTGTGATTTCTATACATTTTGTTGTAGCTGTTGGGTTGTTCTTTTGCATGATTTGCTCAATTTTTAAGCATTTCTCTTGTGAATCAACTTGCACAGTTATAACTTGGTTTAAATAAAAGAAAAGAACCCACATTACCAAGTTCCTCCTGTGCCTCTGCGTATCTTTCGACGAATACTGCTGCACAACTTGCACTCAGTTCTAGTTTCCTGCCTTCCTGCTCTTTTGCCTTTCTTGGAAAAATCTTCAAATGGCTTAACTTGTTTGCAATCCCTGCATTTACGCATCCCATTCTTTAACAAATCTTTATTTTTTACTTCTTCATCTTTAATTTGCTCTCTTTGATTAAAATATAAGTCAAAAGCATTAAGAACAGTCATTTTTATCCAATCAAGCAGCAATTCGCCAAAAATTATTGAGTAATCGTTTTTTTGCGTGTTGTTTACGCATAACTTCTGCTTTAGTCAACGGCTTTGGTTTTTGCATCCTTTTCCCAAAACCATACATAGCCCTTCCGCAACTCCAGTTTACTGGAACACATCCTTTTAGCTTCTTGCAATGGTATAGAGCAGAGTTTTCTGTGCAGCCTACTTTTGCAGCAATTTGTCCAGTTGTTAGGCCATCGTATTCCATTAGCACATCATAAACTTTGTCACGAATAACTTTGCTTTTGCGTATCGTAGAAAAACCATGATACCCAATCCCCATTCTTTGCAATTTGCCACGAATAGCAATTGGTGTCCGATTAGGTATCCGCAAAGCCATGTGCTCTACTGTCATCCCAATATCCCACAATTCCTTCAATTTTTTAACTTCTGCTTGTGTCCAGTTCATCGCATGACCTTATCTTGTTGACGATTAGCAAATTCGTTGCTTTTCCAAATCTCGATTGACAGCTTTGCAGATTCAATCTTCCACTTTAGTTCTTCTTCAGTCTTTACAGCGTCTCTAAGCCCCTCTAGCAGCGTTAAATACTCTGGGTGGCTGTATGCCTCCATCTCTTTGAGAATCGCTGTCTTAGCGTCACTTTGAGCCATTAGCAGGGCTTTCTTGCTTTTCCTGAATTGTTCAAGGTAAGCCCTATCTGCTTTTGCTTGTGCATATAGTGCGCTGTGTTTGAAAATATAAGTAGCTGCTTCATGTGGGTCTTTCATCATTCACCTTTTTTAATAAATCTAATGCTTCATCTAAGTTACAAACTATAAAGCAATGTGAGTCAAATTCCGCAAAGAAATCTGCTTCATCTTGCGTCAACTTGCGTTGGCTTGGTGGTTTTTCACCGTCTTTCACTTCAATTAAAAATAAAACTTTGTTGTAAGAAACAAGTAAATCAGGGACTCCACCGCCAAGATTCGCTAGAGAACGAACTGTTGCACCTTGCTTTCTGAGAAACTCAACAACTTCTGCGTGATTCCTGTCTACTCGTGCTATTTTTCTCATAAACCCCTAACATCTTCAAACTGACCTCTGTTGCCGACAGCCCATGCTTTTTCTACATGACTTAACACAATAGGTGCTTTATCTTTAGCGTATTGCTTGACTGCTCGCTCCATTGCTTCTTTGCCAAACTTAACTCTATACGCTAAAAACACTCTGATAATTGCTTGCTGATATGAATCTAGCACAAGTCACCAGTAGCAATCAAAGCAAGTAATATCAATTCAGCAGGAACGTGTATTCCGTTACGCACTTGATTCAAAATGTTGTGGGCTTTAGATTTGCTCACTTAGGATTCTCCATGCTGTTGCTGCACATAATGGAACTTGTCCGTTTCCAATGGCTTTAAGTCTGTCCACTCCAGCGGCCACCCCATCAGCCACTCTGTCCACGTTGGGTTCAATTTCCCACCAGCTTGGGCTGCTAATGTCGGTGTGTTTCTGGTAAACTCGCTTGGGCTTGCACATTCTTTTGCGTTGTGAGATGTTGGAGTTGGCCACATTTTTACCAATCTGCCCAACCCAACTGAACCATCCTTCCCGTTTTGATTTATTTTTCGAGGCATCCCAGTTTTTGTTTCGTAAAAGTTGTCTTTTTTCCCAATTACAGACCCTGTTGTTCCATCGCTTGCTACTGGGGTGGGAACAGTAAATCCAAATGCGCTCTCTTTGATGGGGTGCACCAACTGCGTTTGCTCCCAACACTCCCCATCTCGCATTAAACCCCATTGAGGCCAAGTCTCCGAGAACGGTTCCAAGTCCCCGAGAAGTGAGCATTGGTGAGTTTTCCACAAAGACGAATCTTGGTCGTACTTCACGAATGATGCGAGCCATTTCTCTCCACATTCCGCTTCGTTCTCCGTCAATTCCTGCGCCTTTTCCTGCTGCACTAATGTCTTGGCAAGGAAATCCCCCAGATACAACGTCAACAATTCCTCTCCAAGGTTTTCCGTCAAAGGTTTGAACGTCATCCCAAATCGGGAAAGGCGGGAGAAAACCGTCATTTTGTCTGGCGCACAATACGCTTGCTGGATATGGCTCCCATTCAACGGCGCAAACTGTTCTCCATCCAAGCATTTTCCCACCAAGGATTCCTCCTCCTGCGCCTGCAAATAAAGCGAGTTCATTAAGGCTTGGCTGATTATCCATGTCATATTCCATTCCTCTTAGCTTTTGCTTTTACATCCCACAATTCAAATGGATAAGATTGCAATCTATTGCCTTCTTGCCATTTGATGTGAATGTAATCTTCATCGTATACCCAACATCCCAAGTCTGTTTTCCCATTAGGAATTGTCGTATACGCAAGTTTTGCAGTACCGCCCAAATTGCAAACCTCATCAGTTATAACAATTTTGCCGTTAGCTTTGTTATACATTTCAGCAATGATTAACGCATGGGCAGATGATGAACTAATCATCAAAGCAAAAAATATCTCTTTCATAATTTCATCCCATTGGTAAATTGTTTTAACTTTGCCATCATCTCAGGGTTGGGTTTGACAGCTAACTTTCTTTCTTCCTCAAGCCTAACTAATTCAGGGTCACGTTCTTGCTTGGATGGAACTGTATGACGCACGACATCAGCAGGGTTTTGCTTTGCTGCGACCCACTCAGCTTTAAAGGACTGCCAATTTCTAATTATTACTTCTTTCAAGGCATCCTCAACAGGCCACCCAGCTTTATTGGCTTCTTTAACAATTCCGTTTATAACAAGTTGTGTAACTTTAGCTTTCTTTGATTTTCTGTGTGAAATGAATTCTTCCCAAACTTCTGTTGAAACATTAGGAGGACAAATACCAATTTGTGACTCTTTCTTTGCCTCTTTCTCTACCTCTTTCTCTTTCTCTCTCTCTGTCTCTAGGCAAGCATCTTGCTGACAATCTGCTAGCATCTTGCTAGCATAATAGAAAAATCCTTTATCAATCAATGGCTTGAGTCCAATTTCAATCTCTTTTTCAGTCAAATGCAGTCTAAACTTTAGTTCAGCAATTGACGCATCAAAAGAGCCGTCTTGTGACTCAGATGCTAGCAACCAGAGCAATGGCGCTATCGCTTTGCTAGCAATAGGCAAACTCATATATTCTCTGTCAATTAACAGATTCCTGTGGAACTTAATCCAAGGAGGCATACGATTTTTATAGTGCTGGAATACAGCCCAATTTTTTGGTTTTAATTTCATAACGCACCCAAATTTCCACCCTGAAGAAACAAGCGGCAGGCGGGGTGGTTTCGCTTTTCGGTAATGGGAGCTACCCACAACCTAGCCGATGTTTCAAACTATTTTAGTTCCTTTTAACAATTTTGTAAAGTTTATAGTCCTTTGTTACATCATCATTCCACTTGGAAATGATGTTATACCCTTCTTGGCGCAGCAAATAAACATAAGCTGAAAGACGCATCGTGCCTGCAAGTCTAAAAGCCTCTAGTGCAGAAATAAAGCGTTGAGACATGATATTTACAAGAATATCTTTTTTAACTTTTTTCATTTTTCGCCTTTCCAGTAGTAAGCAGTTTTCCTATCAACTTTTAACCTGTGTTTTACAAGTTCTCCTGATTTAACAAACTTCCCGATGTAGTTTCGTGCCGATGATTCTGACATCAGGAAGTGGCTCATCAAACTCTGAACAGTTATAAATTTGTGGGTCTTGAAGTAATAAATCAAATTCTTCATCATCAAAGTCATCATCATTCCTTGGGTCGTTTGGGTGGCCCCAATTGGTTCCATAGTTCATTTCTTTTTCCTGTTAGTTTCTTCTTGCAAATCAAAAAGGACTTTCAAACAAGCGTTGGTGGTAATTGGCTCTTTCAAGATGGTTTGAACGCCATGCTCAAAGCCTTCTAATCGAGCTTGGGCGATTGGAATGTAAGCAAGCCAATATCCAATGCAAACTCCCAACAAAAGACTCACAACGCCTATTACAGCACCTTTACGCATTGGAATTAAGTCATCAATCATCATACAAGTCCAAAAACCATCATCAAAACCATTACGCCAATGAACAAAGATATGCCTTGAAGTATGTAATCTGTCAGGGTTTCCCAGAAGTCGTACTCAACTGGTGTCGGCAGCAGAGATTCTTGAATTTTGTCATCGTCAAATGATGTGTATAGTGGTGCTTGCTTTGGCTCATATTTTGAGCCGATAAGCAGACCAGACTTAGTTTTGAATGGTGTTGTCATTGCCTAGGAACTCCGCAGGGATTGTTACATCTTTATCGCCAAAGGTCGGCGTAAAGCCAAAAGACTCAGCTGTAATCTGACCCTCGCTCAAAGCCACCATCAGCATTGCCAGCTTGCGAGATGGCTTGCGCTTGCCTGATTTAAGCATGCTTAGATAAGTGTGCGTGATGCCTAAATCTTTGGCAAACTTTGCGCCAGTTCCATGTTTACTAAGGTATTCATTAAGTGTCATGTTAGTTCCTTTTGTTGACAGCTAAACTTTAAACACAAATTTATAATCTTGCAACTAAAATTTAGAATACTTGACCAAAAACAGGGGATATTTGCACAAATTGTTAAAAGGTAGCATACTTGCGTTGTGCGTTGTTGCACGAAAAGGAGAAAAGATGAAATATTTAGAAGCATTAGCAATTGGTCTTATCTTGTCTGTGCCGTTTTTGATTGAAATTGTGAAAGGATTGATATGAGTTCAACTAATTCGTGGCCTTTCCCAAAGTGGAAAGTGGTCAGCAAGACCAAGCCTTACGCCCCGCCAAAGGTTAAAAAAGCAAAACCACCAACAAACGCTCCGAAGGCACTGGTATGAACAAAGATGAAGCATTGAAGCTGGCGCTTGAGGCGTTGTTATGGGCAAATAAAGAAATAAACGGATGGAGGGATGATATTCGAGCACTTGAACCAATAGACCATCCAGAAATTATGTCAGCCATCATCGCCATCAAAGAAGCATTGGAGCAGCCAGAGCAGGAGCCTAAGTGCAACCCACATCCCAAAGCGCCTCATGGGTTCAATCGCAACGCAAGTCACGCGAATGACCGCTACACCTGTGAGTGTGAATCTTGGGATGCGTATGAGGCTGGTCGATTAGATGGAATAGCGCAAGAACAAGCTATGTACGAAGTTCAGCGATTGGGGCAGGAAATTCAGCCAGAGCAGGAGCCTGTGGCGTGGCGTAACGCAGCTATTCGCGTGGGCGAAGACCTGTGTTCCGTTGGCCCGTTTGGGTATTACGACATGACGGCAGAGCAATGGCTTAATTGGGCTTTGAGTGTCGTCACAGTTCATGCTCCCCCACCACAGCGCAAGCCGCTGACGGATGAGCAGATTATGGCGAACGATGTTTTGCGCTATCACTTTGCATTAAACGGCGGTGCTGGCCCGATTTCAAAGCAAGGGCGAAAAGTAATTGATGCCATCGAAGCCGCCCAAGGCATTAAGGAGTAAGAGATGAATACAACATTAAATAAGATAAGAGAACACAGCCCATGTGCATATGGCTGGAAAAAGTTGCTCAAACATTTAAACAAAACACAAGCAGATGATGAGCTTTTATCTATTACAACCATATTAGATAGCAACGGACTGGACGATGCGTTATGGTGTTTAAGAGCAGTTGATGGACATGATAAAGAGATTCGTTTGTTTGCTGTGTGGTGCGCTAGACAGGTTCAGCATTTAATGACCGATAAGCGAAGCCTTGACGCATTAAATGTTGCTGAAAGATATGCGTACGGAAATGCAACATATGAAGAATTAGATGCTGCGATAACTGCTGCGTGGGATGCTGCGTGGGCTGCTGCGAGGGATGCTGCGAGGGCTGCTGCGTGGGCTGCTGCGAGGGCTGCTGCGAGGGATGCTGCGTGGGATGCTGCGAGGGATGCTGCGAGGGCTGCTGCGAGGGATGCTGCGTGGGATGCTGCGTGGGCTGCTGCGAGGGATGCTGCGAGGGCTGCTGCGATGGATGCTGCGGGGGATGCTGCGAGGGATGCACAAGAAAAAGAATTAAGAAGGATTTGCGAAGCCGTTCACGGTATTAAGGAGTAAGAACACATGATGGATAGACAGTGTTCAAGTTGTGGCGGGTTTTGCAAAAAGTCAGGCTGCGAAAGAGAAAACGTACCTGAGAAACCAAAACGCCAATGGGTAGGGTTAACTGCCGCAGAAGTTTTCAAAGCCTTAGAAGCTAACGAGCAAGATTACAACTGGCATGGTTTTGCCCGTGACTTAGAAGCCAAACTCAAGGAGAAGAACACATGAGCACAGAAGCAGAGATGCAAGAGCCTGTGGCTTATATCAGAGTAAGTAAAACTGGTAATGTTATGGCTTGCGCTAAAACAGATGATTTTTACGCGTTACCAAACGGGACTTTACTGTACACCCATCCACAACCAAAGCAAGATTTAGGTATTCGTGGCGGCTTGGCGCATGACGCACAACTCAAGGAGAAAAACACATGAACATGACATTTACAATTGAACAGCTTGCAGAACTGGTTAGGGAATTCCCTAGCGTTTACGCCAATGAGTGCGCTTTGCGTCTGCTTGAGCAGCAAGCATACATTGCATCTTTAGAAAAACAGTTGACAGAAATTCAAAACAATAGTTAAAATACACATCTCAATAATTGAAAGGAAAACTGATGAAAAACATAGCCACAGCGTTAGTCAAAGCACAAAAAGCCTTTGGTCCTGCGCTAAAAACATCCACAAACCCTCACTTCAAATCACGCTACGCTGACTTAGCTGCTTGCGTAGAGGCTGTAATGGATGGCTTAAACAACAACGGCATTGCTCTTGTTCAAACTTGCCATGAGTCGTCAAACGGCGTGATTGTTGAAACTACGTTTATCCATGAATCTGGCGAAACCCTGAATTGCGGCAAACTGCACGTTCCTGCTTCAAAGCAAGACCCACAAGGGTACGGCTCTGCTCTCACATACGCCAGGCGCTATTCGTTAATGGCTGCTTGCGGGATTGCCCCAGAGGATGACGATGGAAACGCTGCTGTGCGTAAGGGCATGGACATGGGCGAGCTGGCTGACTGGATTTCTGCTATCCAGGCTTGTGATGGCGAAGAATCCCTGAAAGATGTGTTCAGCAAGGCTTTCAAAGCATCTGCAAACGATATTGCTTCACAAAAGAAAATCATCGAAGCAAAAGACAAGAAGAAAAAGGAGTTTGCATAATGAATAAAGAAGAGTTATTAGACCATTTTGCTGTTTGTGCAATGCAAGCGCAAATTGAAAAAATGGGAATTACAAATCCTTTTGCTTTAGCTCAAACAGCGTATCGAATGGCAAAAGCAATGGTAGAGCATCGTGATAGTATTTTGCAAGAATGGAAAAATGAAGAAGAAAATCAGTTTCGTTACAAAAATACTAATTTAAAAGAATTAAATTTGCCAATTAGATATCATAGATGTTTAATTAGTGAAAATATTTGGATGAAAGAAGATTTATGTAAATGGAATGAAAAAGAAATGAGAAAAATACCTAATTTAGGAATAAAAGGTTTAAATTTTGTTAAACAAGCAATGATGGAGCATGGTTTAAAATTTAAAGGTGAAGAATAATGGAGCAGCGCACAAAAAGTTGGTTTGCTGACAGGCTTGGAAAAGTTACAGCTTCACGAGTAGCTGATGTCATTGCTAAAACAAAGTCAGGCTATTCTGCAACAAGAGCTAACTACATGGCGCAGCTAATTTGCGAGCGCCTGACTAGCAAGCAAGCAGAAAGTTATACAAACGCAGACATGGAGCGCGGCGTAGAACTTGAGCCTATCGCTAGAGCAATGTATGAGATTCAAACAAACTCAACAGTTGAGGAAGTTGGATTTATTGCTCATCCATCAATAGCGATGACAGGCGCAAGCCCTGATGGTTTAGTTGGCGAAGGTCTTATTGAGATTAAGTGTCCTCGCTCAGGTAGTCACTTGGAGTATGTCCTGGGTGGTGTAGTTCCTGAAAAGTACAAGCCTCAGATGGCTTGGCAATGCTTATGTACTGGTCGTGACTGGTGCGATTTCGTTTCGTATAATCAAGACTTCCCTGAGCATTTGCAGTTATTTGTTACAAGGTTTACGCCTGACAAAGCCTATTTGACGATGCTTGAGGATGAAGTTAAAAAATTCTTAAACGAACTTGAACTTAAATTGAAACAACTGGAGAAATTATGACAACTTTTGACAATACCAATTCAGGCATTTTGCACCGCAACAACCGCAAGACTGAGACAAAGCACCCTGATTTCGCTGGAACAATCAACGTTGAAGGGCGTGAATATTGGCTGTCAGGATGGGTCAAAGACTCAAAAGAAGGCTCTAAGCTGGCTACATCAGGCATTGACAAATTCTTCAGCTTGGCTGTTAAAGCTAAAGATGAGCAAGCAAAGCCCAATAGTGATTCGATTCCTTTTTAACTAGAAAGTAATATATGAAAAGATTGATTTGTGTAGGATTGATGGTATTAGCAGGGTGCAGTTCAACAGTTGAACGCACCTATCCCCAACAGACGATGATTTTGGATAAAGAAGTTCAAGCGATGAGCAGAAACGAGGTAATCGTAGCTGTTCAAGAGTGCGAGGCTTCAGGCTTACGAGCAAACATGATTTTTGCTAAACGCAGAATCAATGGTTATCTGACAGATATTGTTGCTGATGTAACGTGCGCCCCCCGATTCAAATACTAAGGAGAAAAGAATGTATTTAACTGATAATCAAAAAACTGTGTTACAAATTCTTGGCAACGATGAAATGACAGTTGAGGCGTTGTTAGAAAAATGTGTGAAAAAAGATAAGACGCAAAAGACTTACCATTGGAAAAAAGTACTTGAGCGCATGGATGACAAACTTATTGTCATAACAAAAGATGCGACCGTATATGCGATGGAACGAGCAAAAGGGTATGTAGACACACCCAAGCCCAAAAAAGAGCGTGTAGAGCGTTTTATGCACACAGGCAAATATGATGGCGCAGAACTTGGCAGGACTTGCCACCGACCTGGCGCATACGACTTCATGGAAATCCCCAGCCTGAGAGAAGGCGAACGGATTTACCCAAGACGCACAGTTGGTCTTACAACAGGAATTAACAAAACATGGTTGGGCAAATAATGGAAGAACACATCAAACAAAGTTACAAGGCGACATTCAAAGATGGGCATATCTCTGAGGATGATATTTGCTGGCTAGTTTACAAAGCAGCGTACATCACAGCTACTCAGGATGCTGCGAAAATGTTGCTGCGGGTTGGCGAAGAGTCGCCAAACTACACAATACAAAAGTATTTACAAGATGCAGGCATAGCATTGCTTGATGGTAAATATGATGCTATTATTAAGCCGAAGATACCGCAGGGCACTCATGGCTATGCGGATTCTGTATAATGTAATTTCCAAACATGAAGGAAAACAACATGGGCAAGATGGATTCAAGCAAAGGCGTTCCTAGCACAACTGGCGCAACACCGCCTAAAGGTGCTACATCGTCTGACCGTACTGGCGAGCGCACAGGCAAAGTGACTGGCGGCGTTGGCATGGGCAAAGAAGACGCAGTCGGCAAAGACAAACTGTTTAACACAGGCCGTACTGAAGGCATTTGCTACGTTCACGACCGTTCAGAGTACCGCTGAAAAGGCGAAGCGCCTAAGTTCATCCCCAACTTAGACGCTTCTAACCACAAGATAGGAGCAGGAATCAAGTGGCTGACATGAATTTTACTTGCAAAACTTGCAAGCATTTCGCTGAAACGCAACAAATTGGCGTTTGTCGGCGTTTTCCTACTTCTCTAAACAAACACGCAAACGACTGGTGCGGAGAATACGCATTAACAGCGCCTTCAACTGCGCCTATTGTTGTGCAATCTGAAGAAACGATTAAGAAAAGAGGAAGGCCAGCAAAGCAATGAATTACAGAATGATGGGCGACAAGATACTTGTAAAGCCTGAAGAACGAGTAAAAAGCGAAGTAATAGCTGTGGTGATGGATGAAAAGCCCAATATGGGGACAGTCCTAGCAGTAGGTCCTGGCAAAATGCAAGAGGATGGCACTCGAGGCCCTATGCCTGTAGAAGTGGGTCAAAAAATACGTTTTGGCACAATGGGCAACGATGAGTACTTGAAATATTTTGAATTTACAGACAATAATGAGAAATACTTAGTCATGTCATGGCAAGACGTTTGTTTTGTTGTAGAGTGAGAGAGCAACGAGGGGAAAGCGGATGCCGAAAGGTGCAGCGAGTACCCTTCTTTTTAAGGAAAAGTTATGCCTCTGAAGAAAAGCACAAGCGCCAAGGCGTTTAAAGAGAACATCAAAGCTGAAGTCAAAGCAGGAAAACCTGTCAAGCAGGCTGTAGCTATTGCGTATTCAGAGAAGCGAGAAGCGGCTAAAATGCCTCAGAAGAAAAAATGAGGATTTTTCATGGCTACATTAGCAGACATCTACAGCGCAGCTAACACTTTCAAACGAAAACTAGCTGATACAGTACAGAATCCTGTAACAAGTATTGAACAAATGCTTGGCTACGCTAACGACAGAGCAAGAAATCTAAATCAGATGACTTACTCTGCTGCTGATGAATTAAAAAGAACAGGCTCACTTATAGGACCTGCTCAACAAGAACTATCAGACCTTTTGGCAGAGTCTTATAACCCTGTTGGGATGACTGTTTATCACGGCTCGCCACACATTTTTGAGCGTTTTGACCTTTCAAAAATTGGAACTGGCGAGGGGGCGCAAGCATACGGTAAAGGTATGTATATGGCTCAAAGCCCAAATGTTGCAGAAGAATATAGAAGGTCTCTTGCTGGTCGAACCGATTTAAATCAGCAGCCTTCTGACCCTGCTTTTGTTCATGCTGTTGAAAGTTTTAGACAAGCAAATTATCCTTTAGAAAAAATTCCAGAGGAAATGAAAAAGGCTTACAAATCAATTACAGACAAAGATATACAGCTTGCAATTCAAGCAACAGACAAAGGCGGATTTTATAAAGTTGATTTGCCTGACACCCATATTCGCAGGATGCTGGATTGGGATGAACCACTTAAAAATCAGCCCACTATTGTTAGAAAGTTGGCTAAATCATTGGGAATGGACTTAAATGACCTTGGCGGTGATTTATTGGCTAAAGTTGGAAAAGGCGAAGAAGGTAAACAAATTCTTGAGCAAGCAGGAATCAGAGGCATTAAATATTTAGATGAAAAAAGCAGATGGTCGCCTTATCAAGTAGAAATATTACATAAAGGCAAACCGTATGCCACTAGTGAATACGCTACTAAAGAACAAGCGGAACAATACGCAAAAGAAAAACAGGCTGAAGGATTTCAAACAAAACATAAAATGGTTGGAACTCGCAATTTTGTCGTTTTTGACCCTAATCATCTAACAATCCTTGAACGAAACAATCAACCAATCAAATGACTGAAGAAAAACGCCCAGTTGGTAGACCTACAACATACGACCCCGCATATTGCGAGAAAGTCGTAGAACTAGGCAAACTAGGCAAATCTATTGAACAAATTTGTTATAACTTAAACACGCCTATAAGAACTTTGTATGAATGGCGTGACAGGCACGAAGAATTTTCGCAAGCCTTGGAAGAAGCTAAAACTTATGAGCAAGCGTGGTGGGAAGAACAAGCAGCAGCTTATATGCTAGAGCATAAAGACGCAGCAAAACTCAACGCTTCTATTTGGTCACGCAGCATGGCTGCTCGCTTTCCTAAGAAGTACAGACAGGAAACAAAGACAGAGATTACAGGAGCTGATGGCGCTCCGCTGCTGACAGGTATTCAAGTCACTTTTGTGAAGCCTGATGAGCGAGAGTAATGTCGAGTTCCCGCTAAAGCTGGCTTGCTTGTTTGAGAAAAGCCGCTACAAGGTGCTCTATGGCGGTCGTGGCGGCGCAAAGTCTTGGGGCATCGCTAGAGCGCTGTTAATCAAAGCAGCTAAAGAGCCATTACGGATTCTGTGCGCTCGTGAGTTTATGACTTCAATGCGTGACTCTGTGCATAAGCTGTTGACTGACCAAATCACAGCGATGGGCATGGTTTCTTTGTTTGAAATCACTCAAAACAGCATCAGAGGCAAGAACGGCTCAGAGTTCAGCTTTGTTGGCCTTAAGAACAACGTAGCAAACGTCAAGTCCTATGAGGGCGTGGACATCTGCTGGGTTGAGGAAGCTCAAACTGTGAGCCGTTTGTCCTGGAACGTGCTTATCCCGACAATCCGTAAGGAAGGCTCAGAGATTTGGGTAAGTTTTAACCCTGAGTTAGAAACTGATGAGACCTATCAGCGCTTTGTTGTACACCCGCCTGAGAACGCAATAGTTCAGAAAATCAACTATTCTGACAATCCTTGGTTCCCTGAAACCCTAGATTTAGAGCGTGTGGCGCTGAAGGATAGGGACCCAGAAGCGTATCAAACAGTCTGGGAAGGGATGTGCAGGCTGACAGTAGACGGCGCAATCTTTGCTAAAGAGATGCAGTTTGCTGAGATTGACAACAGAATCACTAGGGTGGCTTACGACCCAATCAAGCCTGTCCACGCTGTGTTTGACTTGGGCTGGGCAGATAACACAGCTATTTGGTTTGTTCAGTTTATAGGCTATGACATCAGGCTAATCCGCTACATGGAGGACAGCCAACAGACAATTAGCCATTATTTAGCCAAGATGCAGACGTTTGGTTACGTCTTTGACACGATTTGGTTGCCCCATGACGCTCAAAACAAGTCTTTAGGCACAGGCAAGAGCATCGAAGAAATTGTGCGGGCAACTGGCATAAAAACACAGGTTTTGCCTCGAATTCCTGTTGTAGACAGCATAAATGCGGCTAGAACCATATTTCCTAAGTGTTATTTTGATAGAGAAAATACTTACGAGGGGTTACAATGCTTACGCCATTATCGCTATGACGTAGACCCTGACACAAAAATGTTTAGCCGTCAACCGCTACATGACCAGTATTCTCATGGCGCTGATGCGTTTAGGTATGTTGCAATGGCTGTAAACGAGCCGAAGCGAGGAACGCCTAAAAAGACAAGTTACGCAATGCCTTCAACCTGGATGGGATAGCATGGAAGATACAGACTCAAGCGGCAAAATCGAAGAAGCGATGGAGTTTCTGCGCCTCGCAAACGAAGCCGACAGCAATAACAGAGCAGAAGCACTAGACGATGTGCGTTTCTCAGCAGGGGACCAATGGCCTGTTGAAGTTCAAAACAGCAGAAACTTAGAATCTCGCCCTTGTTTGACTATCAACAAAGTTGATACATACATCAAACAAATCACCAATCAGCAACGTCAGCAGCGCCCTCGCATCAAAGTGCATGGGATGAACAACGAATCTGACGCTAAAGTAGCTGAAATTCTTGAGGGCATTACACGCCACATTGAAGTTAACTCAGACGCTGACAATGCGTATGACCATGCGTTTGACTATGCTGTGCGTATGGGTTGGGGCTACTGGCGAGTTACAACAAACTACGTTCGTGACGATAGTTTTGACCAAGATATTTTCATTGAGCAGATACACAACCCTTTTACTGTGTACTTTGACCCTAACTCTGTGCAGCCTGATGGCTCTGACGCAGAAAAGGTGCTGATTACTGAAGTAATGACTAAAGCTGAGTTCAGGGTCCGATACCCTGGCGCTGATGACGGTCAAGGGTTTACCCTAAGAGGCACAGGAGACAATTGGGCCAACTGGATTGAGCGTGATGACATTCGTGTAGCTGAGTACTTCTACACAGAACGCAAGAAAACGAATCTGGTTCAATTATCTGATGGAACTACAGTCTACGAAGATGAGATGCCCAAGCAGGAAGTGCTTGACGCCGCTGGAATTACTGTTGAGAACAAGCGCCCGACTGTTAAAAAGGTTATTAAATGGTGCAAACTCACAGCGATGGAGATTCTTGAGGAAGGCGTTTGGGCTGGCAAGTTCATCCCAGTTGTGCCTGTGTACGGCGAGCAAATCGTTGTTGAGAACAAGCGTAGGCGTTTTGGCGTAGTTCGCAACGCTAAAGACCCGCAACGGATGTATAACTTCTGGCAGACTTCTTTAACAGAGTCTGTTGCGCTGGCTCCTAAAGCCAAGTGGCTGCTTGCTGAAGGACAAGACGAAGGGCATGAAGTTGATTGGGCGCAAGCTAACGTCAAGTCTGCTCCTGTACTGCGTTACAAGCAAAAAGACATTGAAGGGATGCCTGCGCCTCCTCCTCAGCGCTTGCAACCTGAGCCTCCTCCAGCAGGGATTTTGTCTGCTTCTCAAACAATCAACGCTGATTTGCAAGCTGTGTTGGGCATTTTTGACCCCAATCAAATGGCAACTGGCAACATTTCAGGCAAAGCCCTGAACGGTCAGCAGCAACAGATTGATTTGACTAACTTCCACTTCTATGACAATTTGACTCGTTCAATACGTCACACAGGGAAGATTATTCTGGACTTGGTTCCTAAAATCTATGACACACAGCGTGTGATGCGGATTATTGGCGCTGATGGGAAGCCTGACCTTGTAACAATCAATGAACACTCACAAGACGAGCAAGGCGTTCACAAGATTCTGAACGATGTGACTGTTGGCGAATACGATGTGGTCATGGAAACTGGCCCTGGTTTTAACAGCAAGCGTCAAGCAGCAGTTGAAGCAATGATGCCCCTGATTAACGGTAATGAACAATTGTTTAACGTTGCTGGCGATTTGGTGTTCAGGAACATGGATTTCCCTGGCGCTGAAATCATTGCTGACAGATTGGCTGCGGTTAACCCGCTGGCTCAGATTGACGACAAGTCTGACATTCCTCCGCAAGTGCAGATGCAGTTAGCTCAGTCTCAAAAAGCTATTGAGCAGCTTCAGCAACAGAATCAAGCGCTGCAAATGACTATCAAACAACGTCAGGACATTGAGCAAGTCAAGCAAGATGCTGAAACTAAGCGCAAACTGATGGATGTGACTGCTAAGGCGCACAACACAGAAACAATGGCTGAAGTTAAGGTTAATGACCAAAACACTAGAGCGATTACAAGTCAAAACAAGACTGAAATTGACGCAATTGTTCAACTTTTGCTGCACCACATGGACACAGCTAGGCTTGAGAAAGAGATAGCCAGTCGTGAAGCGCAGCAAGCAACTGCGGCAAATATTGCAGTTCAAGACATTGACGATGAGCAAAATCAACGTTATTGACAAGTAGCAAAAAGTAATATATATAATATTCAAACCTTACCAGTTAGGTAAACTGGGTTAATTCTTGAGGTAACTCATGTCAGATACAAGACAAGCAAGTAATGTTGTAACAAGTGAGAATTTAGCTGAATTTCAAGCACAAAAATTAGGTTTAGCGAGCCAAGAGCCTGAGATTGTGGCTGCTGAAGAAGCAGAGCCGATAGCAGAGCAAGAGGAGTCGAGTGAACCAGTAGAGGCTGAGAAGGAAGCAACTGATACAGAGAAAAAGCAGAATCCTAAGTTAGAAAAGCGATTTTCAGAGCTAACTAAGCAACGTGAAGCAGCGAGACAAGAAGCTGCTAAAGAGCGTGAAGCTAGAGAGGCTCTTGAGGCTCGTTTAAAGGCTTTAGAACAGCAATCGAATCCTCAACCGATTCGGAACATGGATGAAAAGCCTACGCCTGCCCAGTTTTCTGATGCTTTTGAATATGCAGAAGCGTTAGCAGAATGGTCAGCAGAGCAAGCAATTGCAAAGCGTGAGAAAGAAGAAACAGAGCGCAAAGCCCAAGCAGAACGTGAAAAGGTTATTAAATCTTGGAACGAAAAGCTAGAGGCTGCGAAGGCTGAACTTCCTGATTACGAGGACATGGTAGCGTCATCTGATGTGGTTGTGAGTGACCAGATTAGGGATGCGATTCTTGAGAGCGATGTGGGGCCAAAAATCCTGTATCACTTAGCAGAGAATCCACAAGTTGCTGAGAAGTTGAGCAGTTTGTCTGTTGCAAGCGCATTGCGTGAACTTGGGAAGTTAGAGGCTCGATTTGAGAAAGTTGAAACTCCTGCTGCTAGACCTGTATCTGTTAGTAAAGCACCTGCGCCGATTTCGCCAATTAAAGGCAATGGAAACGCTCTAGATGTAAACATAGACTCAAAAGGTGAGTTTCATGGCACATTCCAAGCGTGGAAAGCAGCCCGATTAGCTGGCAAGATTCGGTAAACCTATTTTTTATATTTGGAGTTTTTATCATGGCTAATAATCTGCTGACGATTAGCAAAATCACTAACGAGGCCTTGATGGTCCTCGAAAACGAATTGACCTTTACTGGCAATGTTGACCGTAACTACGATGACCAATTTGCCGTTGTTGGCGCTAAGATTGGTAACACCGTGAACGTTCGCCGCCCTGGTCGTTTCATCGGTACAACTGGTCCTGCTTTGAACGTTGAAGATTTCAACGAAACTAGCACTCCTGTGACCTTGTCTACCCAATTTCACGTTGACACCCAGTTCACCACCCAGGATTTGGCCCTGAGCTTGGATATGTTCAGCGACCGTGTGTTGAAGCCTGCTGTGGCGGCTATCGCCAACAAGGTTGACCGTGACGGCTTGGTTATGGCTAAGAACAACACCGCCAACATCGTTGGTACTGCTGGTACGCCTCCCACAGGTTTGATTACTTACCTGACTGCTGGTGCTTATCTTGACTCTGAAGGCGCTCCCCGTGACGGTCGCCGTTCATGCGTGGTTGAACCCTTTACTTCTGCAACTATCGTTGACAGCTTGAAAGGTTTGTTCGTTCCTCAGCAACAGATTTCTGACCAATACAAAAAAGGTTTGATGGGTCGTGACTCTGCTGGCATGAACTGGTACATGGACCAAAACGTTGTGTCACAAACTTTCGGCTCATGGGCTGCTTCTTCTGCCTCTACCCTGACTGCTAACACCACTTCTATCGGTATTAGCTCTGGCTGGGCGCAAACATCAACAATCACCCTGACTCAAGGCGCTACTTTGACCTTGAACCAAGGCGATGTGATTCAAATCGCTAATGTGTTTGCTGTTAACCCCCAGAACCGTCAAGCCTACGGCTCTAACAAGCTGCGTAACTTTGTCGTGACTTCTACTGTTACAGGTACAGGTTCAGGCACAATGAGCGTGACTGTTAGCCCCGCTATCATCACCGCTGGTCAGTTCCAAAACGTTTCTATCCCCACAACTAGCTCTACAGCTACTGTGACTCCTTTCAGCGCAGGTTTGTCGGGTGCTGGTGTTGTTTCTCCCCAGAACATCATCATGCACAAAAATGCGTTCACAGTTGCGATGGCTGACTTGGAATTGCCTGAAGGTGTCCACTTTGCTGGTCGTGCCTCTGACAAAGAGTTGGGTCTGAGTATGCGTGTTGTGCGTCAGTACACCATTAACAACGATAGTATTCCTACTCGTTTGGATGTGTTGTACGGATGGGCACCGCTCTATCCTGAACTGGCTTGCCGAGTCGCAGCCTAATGAATGGGGGCTAAACACCCCCTTTTTGTAACAAATTTAAGGAACTTATCATGAGCAATCCAGGACCCGCAAGTACGCAAAGCGTACACCCACAACAACTAGGCACAAACCAAGCTATCCGTTTGCTGGCAGTTCAACAAGGTGTGAGCCTTGCAACTACTGGTGACGCAGCTACTTTGCCTTTGATTAACACAACAAACTACTCTGTGTATCAAGTTGTGCTGACTAACGCATCGACCAACATTTCGACTGGCTATTTGGCTGTTCGTACCGCCCCCGCTGGCGCTGGTACAGCCATCGTGTCAAACGCTGTGTTGACTGCTCTGACAGGCTCTACTGTGGTTGACCAACGTACTGTTGCAACAACCGCTGTTCAGACTGCTCAAAACCTGTATGTAAACGTTGGCACAGCCGTTGCTGGTACTGTTGATGTTTACATTTACGGTTACGACTTCTCAGTTCAGTAATCTGATGTAAAAAAGAGGGAAGCCACTCGCTAAAAAGGGTGGCTTTTTTCTTTTTATCGCTATAATCAATTGACCTTTAACAAAGGATAAATCATGTCATCTACGACCGTAACTCGTGGCAATTTGCACGAATCTTTCATTATTTCCCCGACTTTGACCCCGACAGCGCTTGGAACAACCGCTACAACTTCATTGCAAACCTACCCTATCGCTGGCTTGCAAGTCGGAGACATCGTTACCCTGATTGGTTATCAAGGCAATCAAACAGCAGGCGTTGTTGTTACAGAAGCCGATGTTCTAACAAATGGCGTTCTGACAATTCAATGGGGCAACCTGATTAGCGGTACTGCTCTGACCCCTGCTGCTGGCGTGTATAACATTCGTGTTGACCGCTTAGAGGGTCCTGCACCTACTAACGCTGCTTGAGGATAAAAAAATGGTAAATACATCAGTTCTTCGTGTTAGCGGCTTGACTTATACGATGGCCCTGACTACAACAGCCACATCCGCTTTAGCGATTGTGCCCTTGACAAATGACCAAACAAACTATGTTCATCTGCTCAACACAGGAACTGGTGTAGCTGCCATTGAAATGGGCAACGCAAGCGACACAGTTAAGACTCCTACTGTTGCTGCTGACGGCACAGGCGGTTCTTACATTCTGCCTCCTGCAATGAACTATCCTTTGATGTTGGCTGCCCCTAAAGGACCTTTTTACATTAAGGCTGTAAGTTCAGGCACTAATACTTTGTATGTAACAGCAGCACAGGCAGACTAATCATGACAAATCAAGTCGCATCCACATCAACTTCAAACATTGTTCCTGTTCAAGCTGAATTTGCAGCAAATGGTAGTTGCGTAGGGCTTGTTGGCCCTGGGGGTGCGTACTTTTCGCCTCCTATTGCAGCTACAACTGTTTATGCAAGCGATGCTTTGGGCTATTACGATGGTGCTTTTGCTACAGTAACTCAAGCCACAAGCAAATCGACAGGAGTAACTTTAAATTCTCCGTCTGGTCGCATAACAATGAACAATGCAGCGCTTGCTAATGGCGCTGTTGTAACATTTACGCTTACAAATAACATTTTGAGCGCAAACGATGTTCTTATTTTGAACGTTGCTGGTGGCGCTACTGCTGGCGGTTATTTCACATTTGTAACTGCTATGGCAAACGGTTCTTGTGATATTTCGCTTGTAAACCGTCATGGCTCATCTTTGTCTGAAGCTGTACAACTGAACTTTGCAGTTATTCATGTGATTGACCCTGCATAAGGATTCAAGATGTCTAATGACACGGCAAAAACAGAAACGATAAATATCGTACCAGTTCAGGGCATTTTTAACGAAGACCACTCGATTGTCACGTTAATTGGCCCTGCTGGTGACCCTTTCTATGCTCCACAGCCTCCAGGAAGCGGCGTTTTATCTATTAGTGGCGGCACTACTGGTCTGACTCCTGCGACCGCTACAAGCGGCGTTGTGACTCTTGGCGGCACAGTAAATGTCGCTAACGGTGGTACTGGCGGAACTGCTACACCTACTGCGGGCGGCGTAGCTTATGGAACTGGCTCTGCTTATGCTTTTACTGGCGCAGGAACTTCTGGTTATGTTCTGACTTCAAACGGAGCGAGCGCACCGACTTGGCAAGCTGCTGGCGGTGGAAGTAGCCTGTCAATTACTGATGACACTACAACAAATTCAACGTTGTACCCTTTGTTCAGCACAGTTACAACAGGAACTGTAACAACTGAATATACGTCATCAACAAAGTACACTTACAACCCTTCATCAGGCACGTTGTCAGCAACTAGCTTTAGTGGCTCAGGCGCTTCTTTGACTGCTTTAAATGCTTCAAACGTATCAAGTGGAACATTAAGCGTTAGTTATGGTGGAACAGGCGTTACAACCACTCCTACCAATGGGAAATTGCTTATTGGCAATGGTTCAGGCTTTACGCTTGCAACATTGACAGCAGGCGCAAACGTAACAATTACAAATAGTTCAGGCAGCATAACGATTGCTGCTAGTGGCGGTGGCGGCGGTGGAAGCAACGCAGAAGCTAACGCTTATGCTTGGTTTATCAGTTAAGGTGAAAACATGATAGTTTTAGACGATGTAACAAAAAGTATTGTTGTCGCCATGTCTGGCGCTGCTGCAACTACAAACCCTGATTTTGTAGCAGCTTATTCTGACAATAATGGCTCAACTTTTACAGAAGGCGCAAATGATGGCGCTTTAAACGGCACATCATCTGTGACTATGGTTGCTGCGCCTGCTTCAGCAACTCGCAGGCTAATTAAATCTTTGTCAATTGAAAACAAAGATACAGCGGCAGTAACTGTAACTGTAAGCTATAACAACAACAGCACATTAAGAACGCTTTACAAAGTGACTTTAGCTGTTGGCGATACATGGACAACAGATGGAACTTTTGATACTAACGGCAATTTGAAGCAAGCCACAACTGCTGGCGTTGTAAGTTTTAGCGCAGGCTCAACTGGATTGACTCCGTCAACAGCATCAACTGGCGTTGTCACATTGGCAGGCACTTTGGGCGTTGCTAACGGCGGCACAGGTTTAACATCTTTGACTGCAAACTATGTGCCTTATGGTAACGGCACAAGTGCTTTGTCATCTTCAGCCAATTTGACATTTAATGGCACAACGCTTACAGCTAATTATTTGGCTTCAACAAACGACACAACAGCCACAAAAGGCGTGTGGGCGCAGGGTGCTTTGGCTGGCACATATACAGATGGCGTTGTTGTTGATTATTCTTCTCCGAATGGTCGTATTAGCGTTGGTGGCTCTGATACTTTGTCGCTTTATAGCAACAACTCGAATGGCGCAATTTGGCACTTCTGGGATTACATTTGATTACGCTTTAGTAAATCCGACAATCACAAACTACACAGAATCTGTTGTAGCAATCGGAACTGTTACAAGCGCAAGCACTATTGCCCTGACTAGCGGAACAATTCAAACAGCTACGCTAACTGCTTCAACAGCTTGTACGTTCACAATGCCCACAGCGACAGCAGGAAAGTCATTTACTTTGTTGCTCAAGCAAGCAGCTACAACTGGTAACGGAACAGCTACTTTCACAGGCGTAAAGTGGGGCACAGCAGGCGCACCTACTATTACAGCGACAGCAGGCAAAATGGATATTCTTACATTCGTGTCTGATGGAACCAACTGGTACGGAAACATTGCTCAAGGCTATACGCCCTAATTTGTAAAGGACAATTATGTTTTTATCTTTTACAAAACTTGCGATGGCTATCTCCGCTATTGGTGGAGGTAGCGGTTCTGCTACTGTTATTCAAACATTCACAACTTCAGGCTCATGGACTTGCCCTACTGGTGTAACAACTGTTGATTATTTGGTTGTTGCTGGTGGCGGCGGCGGTTGCGCTTCAACAAATAATTATATTTTTGGTGGTGGCGGTGGTGCAGGCGGCTTTAGAACAGGCACTAGTTACGCTGTAACAGCAGGCACTACTTATACGATTACTGTTGGCGCTGGTGGGGCTGGTGGAACTAATGTCAATACAAGCAATGCTGCTTCTGGCAGTGTTTCATCATGGAATACTAGCGCAGCAGGTGGAGGCGCAAAAATAGAATCTGCTGGCGGTGGATATGGTGGAAACTATTTCACAAATCCTGCGTCAGGAGGCTCAGGTGGTGGCGGCGGCTGTGCTGCAAGTTCTGGAGGATGGACTGGTGCGGCTGGCAACACGCCAAGCACGTCTCCAAGCCAAGGCAACGCTGGAGGCGATGGCACTCATTCTTATAGCGGAGTTTTAACTGATTATTCTGGTGGTGGAGGTGGCGCATCTGCTGCTGGCTCAACGGGTTCATCTGGAGTTGGCGGTAATGGTGGCGCAGGAACAGCATCGTCTATAAGTGGCACATCTGTAACTTATGCTGGCGGTGGCGGTGGGTCATCAGGAGTTACCGCTGGAACTGGTGGTGCAGGCGGCGGTGGTAATGGGAAAATACCATCTAATGCTGGAAGTAACGGAACAGCCAACACAGGCGGCGGGGGTGGTGCTGCGGCTCAAAATACTGTTAGCGCTATTTTAAATGGTGGCTCAGGCGGCTCTGGCATAGTAATCCTTTCCTATCAAGTGCCAAACATAGCTGTTTTTTACACATCTGGCTCTTGGACTGCTCCTGCTGGCGTTTCTTCTGTTGACTACCTTGTGATTGCTGGTGGTGGTGGCGGTGGTGGTGTAGGTGGTGGTGGTGGTGCTGGAGGTTATCTTTCTGGTACAGGTTTTTCCGTTACACCAGGTTCCACTTATACAATCACCGTAGGGGCGGCTGGAGCTGGTGGCGGCGGTGCAAGCGTTACCCCAGGTTTGTCAGGTTCAAACTCCACATTTTCCTCTTTAACAGCTATTGGAGGCGGGGGAACGGCGGGTAATACTCCAGCACAGAATGGGCAAAGCGGTGGCTCAGGTGGTGGTGGAGATACTGGCCATACAACAGGCGGCACTGGAACGTCTGGGCAAGGAAATAACGGAGGGTCAGGATACACAGCTTCAGCCAGCTATGGTGCTGGAGGAGGAGGAGGAGCCTCCTCAGCAGGGTCTAATGGGTCAGCTTCTGGTGGTGGAAATGGTGGGGCTGGATTAGCATCATCCATAACAGGGTCTTCTGTGACTAGAGCAGGCGGTGGTGGCGGTGGAAGTTACGCAGGCTCTCAATCTTCAGGAGGGTCTGGCGGTGGAGGCTCTAGTGGTTCAGGAGGGCAAAATGGATTTAGTGCCACAGCCAATACTGGAAGTGGTGGAGGTGGCCCTAGCTCTGGCTCATCATCAAACTGGCAATTCTACTCAGGCGGGAATGGCGGCTCAGGCATAGTAATCATTAAGTGGGCATAACATGACTACTAAGATTTACAGAATTTACGGCATTGACATGGCAATGGAAATGCTTAGACCTGGGGCTAAGTGGGAAATCTCTAATCGTGAAATAACACGCTGGGATGACCCACGCCCCTGCCCAACATGGCAAGAGATTGACGAAACAATGATGAAGATTAAACTGTTTGAAGATTCAATCGAGACAATTTATTTACCTGAACAATTGGAGGCTTTAAGTGGCTCATTACGCACAGCTTGACGAAAACAATGTGGTAACTCAAGTTATCGTTGTTGCAAACTCAGACGAAGAAATTGACGGTGTTTTTGACGAGTCAAAAGGCGTTGAATTTTGCTATAACCTTTTAGGTGGTACTTGGAAAAAAACAAGTTACAACGGCAATATTCGCAAGAACTACGCAGGCATTGGCTATACATACGATGCAGGCCGTGATGCGTTTATTCCTCCAAAGCCTTTTGCATCTTGGGTGCTGGTTGAAGAAACTTGCCAATGGGCTGCTCCTACTGCTATGCCTGATGATGGCAAGCGTTACACATGGGATGAAGCTACAACATCATGGGTTGAAGTGGCGTGATTGATTGGAAAATTCTTTCTGTAAAAGCTAAAGACGGCTTTATAACTAGCGCTGAATATTCGGTGACAGCCACAGACGGAAAGCATACAATTGAAACTCGTGGGAACTGGGAAATTAACAAGCCCACACCTGTTGAGCAAGTAAAAGAGCGCAATGTTGTTGAATGGATAAAAGCAGACATTCAAAAGCAAATCGAGCAAAATTTACTCAAACAGTTAGAAGTTGTGAAATCTGAGGTCGTTGAAGAAGTAAAGCTGCCTTGGAAGTTTGAAACATTTAAGGTGAGCCTATGACAGCGCCGATAGACATTGTTAGCAGAGCGTTAAAAGACATTGGCGCACTTGAAGCGGGTGAAACCCCTACAGCAGATGCAGCGCAAGATGCGTTTGATATGCTGAATGATATGTGCGACCAATGGTCAAACGAAGATATGATGACCTATTACAAGACGGAAATCATCTTTCCTCTTACTGCGGGTCAAACTCAATACACAATTGGCCCAGGCGGTCAAATCGGCGCTCAAGTCGTAGGCTCAATTTCAGGCAATGTTTTAACTGTAACTGCGATTAACTCAGGCGCTATTGCGCTAAATCAAACAATCACAGGCACAGGCATCGCTACAGGCACAAAGATTGTGGGCTTCTTGACAGGCGCTGGCGGCAACGTCAACGAAGCAGGGACTTACACAGTCAACATCTCACAAACTGTCGCAAGTACAACAATCAATGCTTTTTATCAGCGCCCATTGGTGATTAACTCTGCTTTTGTGCGGATTAACACCAACAGCAATGGTCAACCTATCCTCAATGGTGGCTTAGACTACCCTGTAGCTGTGCTTGACTATGACAGCTATGAAATGATTGGCTTGAAAACCCTAAACGGTCCTTGGCCTAAAGCGTTGTACTATCAGCCGACTGAGATTTTGGGCAACCTTTTTGTGTGGCCTAACCCTTCTCAGGGCGAAATGCATATGTTTGCAGACACCCTGTTTAGGCGCTATGAGTCGCTTTATGACACGATTGTGCTGCCTGAAGGCTATTCAATGGCTCTGCGCTGGTGTTTGGCAGAGCGTTTGATGCCTATGTATGGCAAAGCAAGCCCTACGCAGATTCAAATGATTATGCAGTTTGCAAGCCAAGCTAAAGCTACCGTTAAGCGTACTAATATGAAGCCTCCATTGGTTGCTCGTTACGATGACGTTCTGTTGCAAAGCAGGCAAAAGGACGCGGGCTGGATTTTGACCGGGGGTTTCTTCCGTTGATTTATAAGGTTGCAAGATTACTAAGAAGTGTATATGATGAAGTTCCTTTTATTTGGAGAACATCATGGATGCACAAAAAGCTGCAAAACTTGCAAAACAACGTGAATATCAAAAAGCTCACTATTACAGGAAAAAGAATGGGGAAGGCGTAAGGCCTCCTGGAAAGCCTGCAAACACTCCTGAAGTTTTATGGAGTAAGGTAGATAAAAAAGGCGAAGATGAATGTTGGAATTGGATGGGAAGCAAAAAAGATGATGGTTATGGAAGGGTTCAAATAAATGATTGGAACTATTACGCACATCGAGTAATATTTGATTTGGCGAATCCTGGAGTTATAGAATTAAAAGCCCCTAAATCTTATGCAGAATCAGGCTTTTTACTTCATACTTGCGATAACCCATCTTGTTGTAACCCAAAGCATCTGAGGGTTGGAACCCATGCAGAAAACATGGCTGATAAGGTCGCAAAAGGTCGTTCTCCAGACTTTAGTGGAGATAAAGGACCGAGATGTAAATTAACAATACAACAGGCAAGAGAAGCAAGACAATTACGAAAAGATGGACATTCTGTTCGAGATTTAGCAAAACAGTTTGGTTTAAGTTTGCCAAGCATGAAAACGCTACTTAGTGGCAAGTCGTATAAAGAAACACAGGCATAAGCATGGATTTTGGTTTTGTTGGGCCTAGTTACGAAGCTCCTAGTATCTATCAGGATGCTCAGGAGTGCATCAACTTTTTCCCTGAAATTGACCCGCTAAAGCAGCCTGGAGAACGTGGCGTTGTAGCGCTTTACCCGACTCCTGGCTTGTTGACGCAAATCTTGTTTCAAAACCAACAAGAAGTGCGGGGGATGCAAACCCTTTCTGGCGGCTCGCAAATGGTCGCTGTCTGCGGTCCTTACGTCTATGTTGTAAATTCATCGTTTGTTGCAACTATTGTCGGGCAGCTTAATAGTTCAACAGGGCGTGTAAGCATCACAGATAACGGCGTAAACGCTTATATCGTTGATGGGACATATCGCTACACTTGGCGCATTTCATCGCCTTCTGCGGCTATTTTCAACGCTTCAATCTCAGGCACAACTTTAACTGTTAGCAGCGTTGTTAATGGAACTATCGCTGTCGGTCAATCTTTGTTTGGCATTAGCGTTCCCCAAGAAACAGTTATAACTGCGTTGGGTACTGGAACTGGCGGTGCTGGAACTTACACAATCAACAATACAGCCTCAGTAGCATCTGAGCGTATGAACTCAGCGACTGCTGGCGCTGTCTACACAGCTTCTACTTCAGGAACAACTTTAACTGTTACTGCTGTCGCAAGCGGAACTCTCTATATCGGTCAAACTGTTCAAGGCTCTACTGTCGCTGCAAACACAATTATTACTGCGTTCGGCACAGGCACAGGTGGCACAGGAACTTACACAATAAGCACATCGCAAACCGTTTCATCTAGAACAATGTACGGCCTCAACTGGACCGTACTGCCCACAACTGATGGCGCTTTCTCAGGCGCTGGTACTGTAGACATCTTAGATAACTATTTTGTTTACAACAGGGTTGATTCTCAGCAGTTTGGTAGTTCTAATTTATTATCTCCAATCTCAGGCAGCTTAAACTTTGGTTCTGCTGACGGAAACCCTGACAACATTGTTTCGTTGATTGTTGACCATCGAGAGATTTACATTCTTGGCGAAACATCGTCTGAGGTTTGGATTGACGCAGGCACATCGCCTTTTCCGTTTCAACGGATTCCTGGCACATCCACCCAGCATGGTATTGCTGCTAAATTCTCAATGGCTCGTCTAGGCAACTCTTTTGCTTACGTTTCACGCAACAATCGTGGGCAGGCAATGGTTGTGCAGATGAATGGGTATATTCCTCAGCGTATATCTACCCATGCTGTTGAAAATACGTTGGCTAATCAATACATTGATGACGCTGTTGCTTGGACTTATCAACTTGAAGGGCATGAAGTCTATGTCGTTTCTTTCCCTACTCTTAATCTCACTTGGGCTTTTGATGTCACTACTCAGATGTGGCACAAATGGCTTTATGTAAACAATCAAAACCAATATCAGCGTCATCGAGGCAATTGCTCTGCTGTGTTCCAAGGCTTAGTCTTGGTCGGTGACTACGAAAACGGCAAGATTTACAAATTAGACAGAAACGTTTATACAGACGATGGTCAAAACGTTCGCAGACTACGCAGAGCGCCTCATCTTGTAACAGACTTGCAACGTCAATATTTTGATGAGTTACAGATTCAGTTCCAGCCTGGTGTTGGTCTGACTGGGATTACAACTCCACTTAATTCTGAAGTTGTTGGCGCAGACCCGCAAGCTATGTTGCGCTGGTCAAACGATGGCGGCTCAACTTGGTCAAACGAACATTGGTGCAGCATCGGCAAAACTGGTCGGTACAAGAATCGTGCCATTTGGCGGCGCTTGGGCTGGAGTCGTGACAGAGTGTTTGAAGTTGTCGTGACTGACCCTGTTAATGCTGTGATTGTGTCGTGTAATTTGAAAGCCTCGGAGGGTGAAAATTGACTGCTCCACAGAATTTTCCGTACCCACAAGCTGAGTTTTTGGATGCTCAAACTAAGCGTCCTGCTCGTGCTTGGATGCTTTATTTGCAGAATTTGTTGAATTTTACGAGTTCAACTACAGCAACAGCAGGTTCAGGAACGCTTCCAGCAGCGCCTGTAGGCTTTATAAATATCACAGTAAATGGTACTTCTTACAAAGTGCCGTATTACAATACATGACAGGAATTGATGCACTTTTTGAATCCACAAAACACATGATAAGTTACAAAGATTTTGTGGAATTTATGAAAGATTGGACAATTTTTGATATATCTGAAGGCGATAAAGTAATAGGTGGCTTGGCTGTCAAAAATGATGAAGTTCATATAAATTTTGTTCAACCGCCAAAAGCATCAATTAGAAAATATTTAAAGATGAGTTTGGGTCAAGTATTAAACAAATACGGACACGCTTTTACATCAATCTCTCAAGATAATGAAAAAGCATTAAAGTGGTGTATTCGTTTAGGATTTGTAGTAACAAAGCAAGAAAACGGTATTATTTTTTTAAGGTGTGACAGGTGCAAATATGTCTAATCCTATTGAGGTGAATCATGGGTCTTGAAACGGCTTTAATTTTAGGTGGCGCAGGCTTGCTCGGCGCTAGTATGCAAGCAAAAGCTGCTGAAAGCGCTGCAAGTCAACAAGCAAACGCTGCAAATCAAGCATCTGCTTTACAAAAGCAAATGTACGAGCAGCAGCGTCAGGATTATGCGCCTTATCGTGAAGCAGGGTATACAGCGCTTAAAGACATTGCAGGAATGAAAGATTACTTGACGCACCAATATGGCGCTCAAGACTTCCAAACTGACCCTTCATATCAATGGCGTTTACAACAAGGACAGCAAGCAGCTAATCAAGCGGCTAATATGTCTGGCGGTCTGCTTAGTGGCAACACTCTGCGTGGTATGCAAGATTACACGCAAGGTTTAGCCAGCACAGAATATAACAACGCTTTCAATCGCTTTCAAACTCAGCGCCAAGGAATTTATAACACTTTGGCTGGAATTGCTGGCATTGGGCAAAACGCTCAAAACACTACATCTAATTTAGCCGCCCAAACAGCAGGCAATATTGGTCAAGCTGGAATTGGCGCTGCTTCTGCGCTTGGAGCAGGGCAAGTTGGCGCTGCTAATGCTTATGGCAATGCGTTCAATAATTTTGGCAACAATGTTACGTTGTCTCAGTTGCTGAAGCCTCAAGGAAATGCTGTAACACCAGCTTATACGCTTGGCAATACATCTGTAAATGCTGACTATACTTTAAGGCCTTAATCATGGCAGACTTATCAGTTACACCAGTTGCATCAGGAATTAAGCCTGTTGCTGCGACTTCATTAGCGGATATGTTGAACATTGCTCGTGGCGCTCAAGCGTATCAGCAATCGCAACAGTTAAATCCTTTGGCATTGCAACAAGCACAAGAAGAACTTACTTCTAAACAATTGGCTAATCAATTGGCGCAAGGAACTTTGCAGCCTAAGATTGTGCAGCAAGAAAATCTTACTGCTCAATCAGAAATGGAAACTGATGTTAAAAAGTTAAACAAAATCAATGCTCATGCAAATGATGTTGTTCAAAATATTCAAGATTTGTTAAGAAAGCCTGATTTAAATGCTCAAGATATTGTTGAGCGAGCAAAAGACATCAACGCAAAAAATGGTGGCGATGAGCAATCATTGGCTAAATCTTTAGTGGGATTGCCTCAGTATGGTTCACCTGCTGATTACAAAGCGTGGGCTGCTCATGCACTTGCTCGCACAATGGCAAGTCAGGCGCAATTAGAAAAGTTGTATCCTAATGCTTCTCTTGTGTCAGAAGGCGGCACGATTACTCCTCGCATGGTGGGTGCTGAAGCATTAACGAATGTTAAGCCTGGAACAGCAGTTGGCGAGCAAATCTCAACAACATTGCCTGTTGGCTCTCGATACGAGCCTACTGGTCGTTTAGATACAAACAACAACCCAACAGCATATGTTAAAGATGCGTCAGGGAAAATTCTTGGTGAAGTCACTATTCCTGCTGGCGCAAATCCAATTGGCGCTGGTGAGGCCCCTGCTCGACTAAGAGCTGGTGAAACGCCAGAAACAGCAAAAATTGCACAAGACGTTAGAACTAGCGCTAGAGACAAAGCGTCTGAAGTGCCTATGCAAGTTTTTAACAGCAATCAAATTATTAAACTTGCTGATGATGTAATTTCTGGTAAAGGCGCTGGCGCTATCGCTAACTTAACTGGTGGCTATGCTGCAATTCCTTGGACTTCAGACAATGCTGCAAACATGAACCAGCTAGGGCATTACATGGCATTGCAGACAGCATCACTCGCTAAATCTTCAGGTTTAAGCGGTACTGACGCAGCAAATAAATTGTCAGGAGAAATGGCTGGCACTACAGAATGGACAGCGCCTGCAATTAAAGAAACTGCTAGAGTTAACAGAGCGTTGGCAACAGGAACTGAATTGTTTAACAAAGGCGTTCAAAATTCTTTTGAAAAGACAAAAGACCCATTTGCTGCTACTGATTTCCAAAACAAATGGATAAGCACGCTTGGCTCTGATGGCATTAACGCAATTAGATTGTATGATGCAACAAAGAATCACGATACAGAAGCAATTAAAGCAATTGTTAAAAGTTCTGGTGGGATTGACTCTGCTGGTTACAAATCTCTGCTTGGCAAACTTAAAAAGATGAACGAACTCATTAAGGGGCAATAATGGCTACGGCTGATGAAATTTCCCTTGACGATATTCAAGGCGCAGTAAACAATGCGTTTGGCAAAAAATCGTCATCTGTAACTATTGGCAATCAAGAACTTCAATCTAGACTTGAACAAGCTCAATCTGCTTGGTATCAAAAATTTGGCAAAGAACTTCCTATTACTAGTGGAGTTCGCTCACGAGCAGAACAAGAAAAATTATTTCGTGATGCTGGCGCAGGTAAGCCTGGTGTTTATATGCCAATCAATCCAGCGACAAAGCCTGGACAAGACGTATTTCATGCAAATGCTGTAGATATTAGTACAGAAGTGCCTGAAGCGTTTTTAAACCAATATGGAATTCATCGCCCATTAGGTAAGCGTGACCCTGTTCATGCTGTTTTAATGCCTAATCGTAAACCTTTAGAAAATGTCGCTCAAGAGTCTTCAGATGATATAAATCTTGGAGACATTGAAGAAGCAGTTAAACAAGCGTATTTTGCGCCAACAAAGCCAGAGGCAAAACAACAGGTCGTTGGCTCAGTTAAAAAAGCAGCGTCTGATTTTGGTCCTGGCTTGGCTTCTGTTCTTGATGTAACTGTAGGAGGCATTATTCCTCAAGTTGCAGGCGCTGTTACTTATGCTGGCGCAAGAGCATTGCAAAAGACTCCAGCAGAGGCTTCTGCATTAGAAAAGCAAGTGGCTGAATCTGTTGATAAGCCTTTTGGTAAAGCATTTGGCGTTACAGAAACAGAAGGATACAAAAACGAAGCAAGCCGTCAATTGATGGATTTTGTTGGTGAAAACATCAACAAAGGCGCTCAATGGATTTCTGATAAAACTGGATTGCCTGTCAGCGATGTTCAAAACATGATTGGAACTGCTACGTTAGCGGCTCCAGAACTTGTAAAAACAAAGCCAGTTCAAGCAGTTATAAAGCCAATCGCAGAAGAAGCAAAAATTGCGGCAGAAGCTGCAAAAACTGGTGTTAATGCACTAAAACAAAAAGCACAAACAGTTGAGCAACAAGTGCGTGGTCAATTTGAGAAAATTAGACCTGGGCAAACTGCTCCTGCTGGAAGCGTTGGTGCTGCTGGAGTTGAGCAAGGTTTGCAACGTCAGCAAAGAGCCGCTGAGTTGTTGGTTCCTATGGATGCTGACATGACAAAAAGCATGATTACTCGTAATCCTGCGGATGTTCAATGGGAACGTGAAACAGCAAAAAGCCCTGAATTTGGTGGTCCTTTGCAGGAAAAATACGCAGCAGTTAATTCAAAACTGCAACAAAATTTGCAAGCAGAAGTTGAGCATACTGGCGCAGAAAAAGTCGGCATTGAAGCTGGAGAGTTTGGCAAAGAAGTTAGCGATACTGTTCAAAAATACAAAAACGAGCGTAAATCTGAAGTTGATAATTTATATCAACAAGCACGAGATGCTGGCGAAATGGCGCAGCCTATTTCTTATCAAGGCTTGTTTAATTACATTCGTGAAACAACAAAAAATCGCCCTACTCTTAAATCGCAAAATCCAATTCTTAGCATTGTTGAAGAAGAAATAAAAGCAAATGACCCAACAGGCACAGGCACTATTAGCCTTAATGCTATGGAGGACATTCGTCAGTTAATTAACAGCCAAATGGAGCCAACTCAAAAAGGCAGCTTACATTTTGGCAACAAGTTAAAACAAAAAATTGATAAAGCAACAAAAGATGCTGGCGGCGATTTGTACAAAGAAGCCAGAAAAAAATATGGCGAATTTGAAAATGAGTTTGAAAATCAAGCTGTAATTCGTGACATTAACAGATTTAAAAAAGGCGGCGTTGACAGAGCTGTTGCGTTTGAAGATATGGTCAAGCACACAATGCTTAAAGGGCCAAAATCAGATGTTCAAGCTGTATTTTCTACATTAGAAAAAGCTGGTCCTGAAGGGCAGCAACTTATAAATGAATTGCGTGGCGCTGTTGCTGAACATATCAAACAAGAAGCGACAAAAGGCGTAGGGCGTGACATAAATGGCAAGCCTTATGTTTCAACTGCTGCTTTAGATAAGCAAATCAACGCTTTAGACAAAAGTGGGAAATTAGATTTAATTTTTGGCAAAGAGCAAGCTGCTCGATACAGAACTTTGAATGAAGTGACAAAGGATATGCAGACAACTCCTCAAGGAACTGTCAATACTTCTGGCACAACGTCTACTTTGTTGTCTGCGCTTGCTGAAGCTGGAGTTACAACGGCTGTGACAGGTGTCCCTGCGCCAGTTATTACAATTGGAACTCATTTGTACAAACGGCAAAAAGCAAAACAAAAAATGCAAAAAGTAATGGAATATGCCAACCCAACAAATAAACTCTCAGACATAGGGAAATAAAATGTCAGTAAACTTATCGCCAATTGGGAACGGCTTTCAGTTCCTTACAACTACAGGTTTGCCCCTTGCTGGCGGCAAAATCTACACATATCAAGCAGGGTCTAGCACTCCTCTTGCGACATATTCAGACAATGGTGGGGTTTACGCTAACACCAACCCTATTATTCTCGGCTCTGATGGTAGGCCTGCAAACGAAATCTGGCTTACTTATGGCTACAACTACAAATTCATTTTGACTGACTCTAGCGATGTGCAGATTCAGTCTTATGACAATTTGTATGGCATTATTGGAACTGCTCCTAGTTCTGGCGCAACAATCCCTGCTGGCTTGATTTCTTTGTGGTCAGGCGCTGTGGGTGCTGTGCCTTCTGGCTGGTATTTGTGCGATGGCGCTAACGGCACTCCTGACTTGCGAGATAAATTTCTTGTTGGTGCAGGCTCTAGTTATGCTGTAGGAGCAACTGGCGGTACTGCTGATGCTATTGTTGTGTCACATACGCACACAGCAACGTCTTCCTCTAGTGTTTCAGACCCAGGGCATACGCATACCATTAACCAAGGAACAGGCTACGCCAGCGGAAGTTCTGGAAGGCCTGCAACTGATGATTCAGCAGCAGCAAGCACTATGGATTCAAACTCTGCTACAACAGGCATTTCTGTATCCACTTCAACAACAGTTGCAAGTGCTGGTACAAGCGGAACTGGACAAAACTTGCCTCCGTACTATGCGTTGGCTTACATCATGAAGTCTTGAGGATGTTATGGCTGAAATCGACCCAGTTAAGTACGGTGTCATGTGGCAAAAAGTTGTTACTATGGAGGAAGAAGTTGCAGACTTGCGTAAAGACGTAAGAGAACTTCTAGAATTAGCGAATAAATCAAAAGGTGGCTTTTGGATGGGCATGGCAGTTGTTTCTGCTGTGTCTAGCTTTATTGGCTTTATTTCTCATTACTTAACATTCAAATGAGTGACGCTCAAATAGGCATCATTGTTTGCATTTTTGCGCTTTTAGTGGCGATTTGGGCGGGTAAATGAATGAAATTCTCCAGTTACTCAGAAACGTTGCTCCTGCTCTTGGGACTGCCATTGCTGGTCCTTTTGGGGGCGCTGCTGTGTCTGCTTTGGCTTCTAAGCTCGGCATTGAAGATTCTGTCGAGGCTGTGGCTAAAGAGTTGGCTGGCAATCCTGAAGCTATCGCAAAAGTAAAAGAATTAGAATTAGAGTTTGCGAAAGTACAAGTTGAGCAAACTAAAGCTGATACAGAAAATACGCAGAACGCACGTTCTATGCAGGCTGCTGCGCTTGCGAGTGGCGACAAATTTGCTGCTCGTTTTGTCTACTGGCTTGCTATTGGCTGGTCTTTGTTTGCTGTTAGTTACATTGTGGGGATTACTTTTGTTCCCATTCCTGAAGAAAATGTACGTTTTGCTGACACTATTCTGGGCTTTTTGCTCGGTACGGTTGTTGCAACAATCCTCAATTTTTTCTTTGGCTCGTCAAAATCCAGTAAGGACAAGGATGAATTGCTGAAGGGTCACAAATGAATTTGAGCGCACATTTCACGTTAGAAGAACTTACGCATACTGAGCATCGTGAGTTTGACAATACCCCTAATGAGACTGAATTAGCTAATCTAAAGCGTTTAGCGCTGTTCCTTGAAGGCGTTAAGACTGTCTTGGGCGGTAAGCCCATAATGATTAACTCAGCTTTTCGATGCAAAAAAGTCAATGACGCTGTAGGCTCTAAGGACACAAGCCAACACAGAGTGGGTTGCGCTGCTGATATTAGAGTCCCTGGCATGACCCCGAATGAAGTTGTAAAAGCAGTTGTAGCTTCAGGGCTGGAGTACGACCAAGTAATTCGTGAGTTTGCAACCCCAACAGGAGGCGGCTGGACTCACATCAGCATCCCAAACAACGCAGCAGACAAAGCACGAAAACAGGCGTTGATAATTGATAAAACTGGTACTCGTCAATTCATTTAAGGAAAATCATGGCTACAAACTTTATTCTTACAGAACGCAAGCACGAGAAAAAAGAAGAAAAATTGATTAAACAAGAGACAAAAAAAGTGGCTGCGTTAGAACGTGAATTGAAAAAACACGAAAAGCAGCCGATGTCTGTCGCTCACAAGCGTAAATAAGAGTAAATAAGCGTAAATAAGCGCTATTTCCCATCGTCTAAGGCGTTAAAAACGTCAGCCAATAGGTCAGCTTGGGTAAGGCCGTAT